AAGGCTCTAAAGGAAAACAAGTTGTTTCCAACACGAAAGCGGCCAAAGTAAGAAAAATGGGGCTTGGTGGAGAAGTAACTAAGCCTAAAAGAAAGTTTAACGGAAAGTCTGTTTCGGGAACAGCCGTAGCTCGTGGGTGCGGTGCAATTATGAGCGAAAGACGAAAAAGAACCAAGGGATCGGTTACACAATCATGACTATAGCTTTAGAAGGTAGCATTCAAAAAGAAATTAGGCGTTGGTCTAAAGAAGTGTTGGAAATACCTAGTCCTCACTTTAATGGCGTTCCGCCTTGTCCTTATGCCCAAAAAGCGTGGGCAGAAGATAAGGTAGCTATTTTATTTAAACATGAAGAAAACTACCAAAGTCTGTATTCTTGTATATCTCAATTTGACGATAAGTTTGAATTAGCTATATTAGCGGACCTGTCTAACGATAAGCCCCCTGAAGCTTTTCACGAGTATTTAAACGATTTAAACGATTTTATCGCAACCGGAGCTTTTATTGATAAAGATATATGGTTAATGGGATTTCATCCAGACGACGAACCCAATGATTTTGTTGAAGAAGCATCGATTGAAGCGGAAACAGACACGCCCTATGCAATGATTTTTATTCAAAGGCTATCTAAATTACAAGAATCAGCAGACAAGTTGGACAAAACGGGTTATTATGGTATCTATGGTACTGAATACAATGCAATCGAAATCTATGAAAACCGTAAAAAAACTTATAGGAGACTAAAAAATGGCAATGAAACCTCGTAAAGTAAAGAAAATGAGAGCCGGCGGAATGGTTAAAAAAATGCGTTCTGGTGGCATGGTTAAAAAAATGAGAGCCGGCGGAATGGTTAAAAAGATGCGTTCTGGTGGCATGGTTAAAAAGAAGAAGTAAATGACAGTTTCTGGAAGCAAAGATTTTGAACTAGACGTTGCTGAGTACGTCGAAGAGGCGTTCGAGCGTTGTGGTCTTGAGGTTCGTACAGGTTACGATCTTAAAACAGCAAAGCGTTCGCTTAATCTGTTGCTTGCAGACTGGGCCAACCGAGGTCTTAATCAATGGACCATAAAGCAAAGGTCCGTAACCATGGCGGTTGCAGACGGAACATACGATCTTGGTGCAGATGTGATTGACATTCTTTCGGTTGTAGTTCGGCGCGATGGCACAGACTACTCTTTATCTCGATTAAGTCGGGATGGTTTTCTGAGCATTCCGAACAAAACCACCCAAGGGCGTGTGAACCAATTCTTTTTAGATCGTCAAATAACACCCGTCCTTAAACTGTGGCCTGTTCCAGAAAATAATACTGATGTTGTTTTCTACGACGCGCTAACGCGTATGGACGATGCTGATATTTACACCAACACTATGGAAATGCCTTTTAGGTTTTACCCCTGTTTAGCCGCCGGATTAGCTTATTACCTTGCTTTAAAACGCGCTCCAAATCGTGTGCAAATGCTTAAAGCGGTATATGAAGAAGAGTTTGAAAGAGCTGCTACAGAAGACAGAGATCGTTCGTCTTTCAATGTTGTTCCTAGACAAGACTATTATAGGGTGGGTTAATGTCTAAATTTGCATCCGGTAAAAATTCATACGCAATATCAGATAGGTCGGGATTTCGGTACCGGTATAGAGATATGCGCAAGGAATGGAACGGTTTGCTTGTAGGAAAAGATGAGTTTGAAATTAAACAACCTCAATTAGGCCCTTTTCGAAAGGTCGTAGACCCAGAGGCGTTACAAAATGCTCGCCCGGATCGTATAGAACCTTTAGTAGTTACGGTAGGTATTCCTACCGTACAACAACCAAATAATCGGCCAGTACCTGCCTTTGGGCAGGTTGGCTATGTCACGGTGGTAACCACATGAGTTTTACATACGATCAACTAAAGCAAGCTATTCAAGACTACACAGAAAATTCCGAAACAACTTTTGTAGCTAATATTCCTTTGTTTATAAGAGCGTCTGAAGAGCGTATATTAAAAAATATACAGCTTGATTTGTTTCGCCGAAACCAAACGGCTACTTTAAGCGCTAACAATGCTTTTTTAAACTGTCCAAGTGATTTTTTAGCGCCTTTTTCGTTAAGTTTTACCGATGGAAACGCAAATAAAGTGTTTGTAGAGTATAAAGACGTTAGCTTTGTTCAAAGTTACAATCCTAAAGTGGCAACTACAGGCTCTCCAAAGTATTATGCACAATTCGACGTATCTAACTTTATTGTTGCGCCAACACCTCCGTCTAATTTGGCGGTAGAACTTCATTATCTGTATAGGCCGGCTAGTTTAACAGCGGGGGCTGGTAGCGCGTATACGTGGCTTAGTATAAATGGAGAATTAGCACTATTATACGGTAGTTTAATAGAGGCATACCTCTTTATGAAAGGGGAACAAGACATTATGGCTACTTATGATAAGCGTTTTCAAGAAGCCTTAATGGGCCTTAAAATGCTTGGAGAAGCTAAAGAAACCACGCAAGAGTATCGCGTTGGTAAAGTAATAAGAGAGAAGCAATAATGTTTAAAATAGATATAAACATACCGGAAGAGCCTGTTTTAGTAGTAAAAACTACTGAAAATAGAGGTTTTACACCGGACGAAGTTGCGGAACGCTGTGTTGAAAAGCTGATTAGCGTGTCTGATGGAACTCACCCCGTCATACGTGATCAAGCTAAAGCGTTTCAAAGACACATGGAGAAAGTCGTTGCATTTTATATGCGAGAAGCTATTCGTAGCGACAGAACAACTGTGTATAATGCCCTACGAGACGCAGGGCACCCCAAACTGGCTGACGCAATAAGGAGACTTTAAAATGGCGATCACACAAGCAATGTGTACGTCTTTCAAGAAAGAATTACTTGAAGGAAAACACGATTTTACAAACGGAGCAGACACAATGAAGTTGGCTCTTTTTACAAGTAGCGCAACGCTTAGTGCTGCAACTACAGATTACTCTACTTCTAACGAAGTATCCGGCACAAATTATACCGCGGGCGGAGCTGCCTTGACCAACGTTACCCCAACTTCCTCGGGAACAACGGCGCTTACAGATTTCAGTGATTTGACTTTTTCTTCATCGACAATCACCGCGCGTGGCGCAATGATCTATAACACTCAAACAGGTGGTGGCTCTAATACGACCGATGCGGTGGTAATTCTTAATTTTGGTGCGGACAAGGCGTCCACTAATGGTGATTTTACTATTCAGTTTCCAACTGCGGACGCAAGCAACGCCATTATCCGTATAGCCTAAGAGGTAACTCTTTATGGCCGCAATAACTGGATGGAATAGAGGTACGTGGTCCCAAGGTGCTTGGGGCGAAGCCATTCCAGTTATTGTTACTGGAGCGGCCTCTACAAGTGCGGTTGGTTCAGTTGGCATCGTTGCAGAAGCTAATATCCCAGTAACGGGTATTGCGGCCACGGGTGGTGTCGGCTCAGTTACAGTAACCGCAAATGCGGATGTAGGGGTAACAGGCTTACAAGCGGCAGGTTCTCTCGGCACAGTTAGCGTCACTGCTGACGCTGTTGTTTTACCCACGGGTATTGCGGCCACGGGTGGTGTCGGCTCAGTAGTTGTTATTGCAAAAGCCTTAGTTCTACCTACTGGAGTGGCGGGAACTGGAGCGGCAGGTTCAGTGGTTGTTACCGCAGACGCAAACGTAGGTGTCACAGGTCTAACAGCAACTGGGAATACGGGAACAGTAGTCGTTGAAGCAGAGACAAATGTCCCTGTATCAGGTCTAGTAGGAACAAGTTCTGTTGGCACAGTAGAAGTTTTAGCCAACAGCGTAGTCGAAATACCTACTGGAGTAGCGGGAACAGGCGGTGTTGGAAGCGTTGTAGTAGCTGCAGAAGCTGTTATTTTACCCACTGGAATAGCCGGAATAGGCGAAATTGGAACCGTAGTTGTAGGTATTCCTAAAGATGTTCCAGTTACAGGGTTGGAAAGTACCGGAAATGTTGGTACTGTAGCAGTAAATGCCGAAACGGTTATCTCTGTGACTGGGGTATCTGCTACGTCCGAACTAGGTAATGTTTTTGTTTGGGGACAAATTAATCCGGATGTCTCCCGTACATGGTCGGGTGTAACACCGTCACAAAGTCCGGGTTGGAATGCAGTAACACCGTCACAAAGTCCGGGTTGGACAGAAGTAGCGGCATAGGAGGGTCTAATGGCCAGTACATATGTAAATAATCTTCGCCTTGAAGAAATTGCCGACGGAGAACAGTCTGGTACATGGGGTCAGACAACAAACACAAACCTTGAAATAATTGGTCAAGCCGTTGCATGGGGAACTCGAGCTATTGCAAACGCCTCCACAGACAATATTACAATTGCCGATGGTGCTTTAGATGCGGATAGATGTTTTGGTTTGAAACTTACAGGGGGCGGTCAAGCGTGTACTGTTACTTTACTACCAAATACCAGTTCAAAAACTTGGTTTATGTATAACGCAACAGCGGCGGATTTAACTTTTACCTGTGGAAGTGGCGCTAATGTAATTATTCCTGCGGGTCAGACTAAAGTTATAGCAACAGATGGCCTTGGTTCGAGTGGCGTGGTTCACGATCTTCTTACTGCGGTTAACTTGGCTGGAAAAACAATAGCAAATGCAGGATTGTCGGTCAAGAACGGAAGTACAGGCGCGGGCTTTATTGAGTTTTTTGAAGATTCAGACAACGGTACAAACAAAGTTACTTTAGTCGGCCCTGCGGCTAGTGGAGACGTAACCGTGACATTACCTTCTGCGGCTGGTATAGTCGCAACAACAGACGATGCTACGGCGCTTGCGATTGCGCTTGGTTGATATAGGAGAATAAAATGGCAAACACTTTTAAGGTAATTACAAGGGATGTAGCACCTGCAAGTGCTGGCACTCCTGAAACACTGTACACAGTACAATCGGGCAGTACGGTTGTTGTTCTAGGTTTAAACTTAGCTAACGTACACACATCATCAGTTACTGCTTCTGTAACTTTGGTGAGTACAACTACTCAATCAAGTCAAACTCAAAACACTACAGCCTTTCTTGTGAAGAATGTACCTATCCCTGTCGGCGCTAGTTTAAGTGTACTTGATGGGAAGATTAACTTGAATGTTGGTGACATAATAAAAGTTGATTGTTCAGTAGCAGATAAAGTTTCTCTTATCATGAGTTACATGGAGATCACATAATATGGCTGGTTACATAGGAAGTAAATCATCTGTCACACTTGTTGATGGATACACGGAAGCTGAAGCTGATGCTGAGTTTGTAACTAAAACTGGTGACAGCATGACAGGTGGTTTAACAATAACCACAGCCGATAATACAAACCAACT